CTATGATAACCGCGCATTCAACATGGCTATCTGTTCGTCGTTCATGTCATCAATCCACATACCGTAAATTTCATACACCATCTGCGCAGTTTCATGCCCCATTTGGCTGGCTATAAATGCCGGGTTCGCTCCTGCCGTCAACAGCCAGCAGGCAAAAGTATGCCGCGTATGGTACGGATTACGGCGGCGAATACCAGCACGTTTTACTGCTGCATTCCACCTTGCCCCCAAACTGCTTACCGAGTAATAAGGTTTTTGTTTTCCGTTACACACCCTGGGCATGAAAACAAAATGCAGTTTTTGCTTTTCGGTTCTGCCGTACTCCCGATGATAAAAGGTGATTTCGCTTTTGCGATGATGCCCGGTCAGTTTGTATTGCTCCTTCAGTGCTTCAAGAGCAGGCTGCAGTAGTGTTACTGTCCGGATCCCGGCATTTGTTTTTGGGGGACCGAACATATCAAGTATCGTCAGGTTTCTTCTGACATTCACTATTCCCTTTTCGAGATCCACATCCTCCCACGCCAGAGCTGCCAGTTCCCCGTGACGAAGTCCTGAGTAAACTGCAAATTTCCACATGTTCTGGCTCTGTCCTTTTTCACTTTCCATTAATGCATTGAATTCTGTTTTAGATAACGGATCAGGCTTTATTCTGTTTCGCTGTAATTTTTTTACTCCTTCAAATGGTTTGGTTGATATAAATCCCGACTGATACGCAAAACGTAACAGCGAACAGAGCAGGGCGATATAGTTATCAACTGTGCGCACGGTTCTTCCTTTTTTGTTGGATCTTGGATTATCCAGGTAAAGCGTTTCTCCATGCAGCAGTTCATTCCGGTAGTTTAAGATATCGCTATAACGAATATGTGATATCAGGGTACTTTCACAAATTATTATTCTGAGTGTTTTTAATTGTGATTTCGTTTTCTTTATTGTGTTTGTTGTTAACTCTGTCTCTTTAATTTTTGTCCAGATATCACAAAGCTCTCCGAACGTTTTTATGACTCTCGTTGTCACCATTTTTGCCCCAGTGCTGGACTGGGGAAAACGTCTTAAATACTCAAATTCACCGGAGTTTATTTCATGAACTATCAGCGATCTTAAATTTCCGGCCTTTTTAATATTACTGTTTGTAATCTCCCAGCCTTTTAATGTTTCCCGACATCGTTTTCCTCGAAACATGAACCAGATGCGAATGTATCTACCTCTAATCTCGACACCTGTTGGTAATTTAGACATATCATGAGTCTTTGATAAACTGATTTATCTTTGGATAGTTGTACCAGATAATCCCTCGTTTGCTGTCTGGCTTACCTAAAGGAGATACTCGTTTGAAGTGGAAGCCCTCCACCCAACAGTTCTGGCGGTATGCTTCAATTTGTCTGGCCCCCAGACCAGTGCGAAGCATCAGGCCGTATTCAACCATCCACTCTTCATTAAAGATTACTTGTGCCATCGCATCACCTCTGGCAGGCGCCAATGTTAGACTGAAATTGACGCCCGATGTTGATTATTAATAATCAGCTATGAAGTTTTAATTTGAATACAATGCAATTCACGAGGACTGAAGTTTCTCGCAATTAAAATTTATCAGTTTTACTTTCTGCTCTCTGGAAACGCCTGCTTCTTTTTTACCTGAGAGCATTTTTTCGCATTCTGATTTCGTTAGTTTAGATTTTGAATATCTTGTCCAGTTAGTAGGAGTGCCACCTTCCTTTTCAATAGTGGCGGTAATTTTATACATGAACACCTCCGTTATTATTTCCAGTGGTTCGTTTATTCCATCTTTCGAGTGCTTCTTTTTCACTTCCACCATAACCGGTTCGGGATTCGCATCCGTTACACTTCGCTCGGTAATATCCTGAAATGACTTTCACCGTTACTGATGGACAACCACAAAATGGACATGGTTTAACATTGTCATATCTCATAATTTTTCTCATAAAAAATATTTCAAGTTGGCGGTGCATTACACCGCCAGGCTGAATTATTCCTCTGAATTATCGATTACACTGTATTCCCCGGTTAATACAGAGGAATCTGCAGGATCGATTGTCAGTGGTTCCTTTTCATCCATTGATACTGCACGCTGGATCTCAATTGATACGGGCAGATATTTGAACAGGCGACGAATAGCCGTTTTCTTTGCCATTTCTTCCCAGTGAGTTACCCACGGCCCGTTATTACCAGCTTTACTCAGGCTGCGCACCAGCTCAATCTGTTTGCGCGTCATAACTTCAAACTGAGTACCTCCGTCTTTCAGTCTTGCGACAGCATAGACGTGGGTAACCGGGGCATCTTCGTTTTCTCCCGGGCGGTGTATTAACTTTTCATCAAGGCCAAATTCGAAGCTAAACTCGTCACCTTCACGGACAACACGGGCTGACAGGCTGGCGATTTGACCAGAACGGCGAGCCAGATCAATCATGCCGCGATAGCCAATGATTAGCTGAACGTTCTTTTTACCGCTCTTTTCGTTTTTATTACCAAAAGGCAGTAAATATGCATGACCGAGGGCGCTACCTGGCTCAAGTCCGAGCTGTGAACACTGTACGATCGCACTGACAAAACTCATAGTGTCACAGTTTCCTAACGCCGGAACTTTACGAATTTCTGTGGTGGCGATACGGATCATACGTTCAGCCGTCATATGGCGTGGAAGAGCTGCTGCCAGTTGCTCTTTCATTGATGGCTGGTTAATAAAACTAATCACGTCGCTATTTTTAACTGCTGCTGGTGCACGGTTTCCCTGAGTTTTTTGCAGATCGGCTTTTGCGATTGGTGGTTGCTTAGTCATTTGCATATTCCTTAGCCCAGCGGGGCAGTGATAATGTCTTAATAGCTGGCCATTCATCGGTATTCAGGCAGTCAGACAGGGTTCGCAGATTGCGGTGATATTCCTGTTGACCTGCCAGTTTTGCTTCTTCGCCCATCATGAAAATTTCAACCGGATAACGTCCGCATTCAATAGTTGTGCTGGCAACCAGAAAAACGAAAGTTGGCTGCACTCCAAACTGTGCTTCATAACCGTCACTGTAGAATGCATCCTGAACGTGATAGCGGTAGTCGTAATAAGCGGTTTTGAATCGTTGAATATCCGCCGTAGTTTTCACGTCCATGATCCAGTGAAATTCAGGGATAATTTTGTCCGGACGGCACCGACACAAAATTCCTGTTTCAGGATCTTCCCAGTAAATTGATGATTCAGCGTGTCCGGCGCTTTCAACAAGCCATTGCCCCAGCGGCAAAGCCATAACGCTTTGATACATGAGTTCAATTTTCCGGCCTTCTTCCGCAGTGATAACTGTTTTTCCTGTGCTTGCGCATTCCATCAGAAACGCTTTCTCTTCTTCTTTTCCGGCGTTTGTACGGCGGTTAAATTCAGGTGCTACGATAAAGCGGTTACTGAATTCTTCCGGTTCAAGTACCCGGCAGTGGAAAGCGGTTCCTAAATCGAGCGTTTTTGTCTTTGTGGTGTCAACGGGGGCATTTTTACGCCACAAATATAGTGCCGGAGTATCAGCAATGTCATCGAGCTGAGACTTACTGACACCGGGACCCGCGTGGTAATTCTCATTCGAAATTCCGTAATAAATACCTGGCTCTATGTCTTCTACGATTACGGGATCTGCGACTTCGCCAGTTTCATCACTGCAATCGCGATGCGGATCGCTGCCAGCATTCTCATTGTGCGGATGTTCAGCGCCTTCCATTTCCTCCGGATCATTTTCCTTAGCTTCAACCTGACTCTCTTCATCGAATGTTTCCTGGTATGTTGCGTCGCCCATCACCGCACCACAGTCAGGGCAGTTATCCCCGCCAGTCTGGCCGCAGGCATTGCAGGCTATTTCCGGTTCCTGTTGCACTACTGGCTCAGGTTGATTCATATCCGGGCTGGTTTTTTCCGTTTCTGGCTGGTTCTGGTACACACAATCGCGAGTCTGGATCCCCTTTACCCATTTCGGATCGTTCGGGTCGCTAATTCCGTCAACAAATTCACCACGTGATGCAGCAAGCAATTTATCGGTATCGACAGGATCTTTTGATGGAATGTTTTTCCGGGCTTCATGGAGTTCTGCCCGCAGTTCCTGATATTTCGCATCAATAGAATTTACCTGTGACTGAGCATCCAGCGGCTGCGTGTCCTGATGATGTTCAGTTGCGTCCGGTTCCATTGTTTCAGCCTCTCCCTGTTCAACTGCCGTTGTTCCAGATGGTTGCGGTTTTTCTTCATCATCCTGTTTTCCTTCTTCTGTTACTCGCTGCGGCATCGGGGCAGAGGAGCGACCGCAGGCAATATCCACGATTTCCGGATCAGGGTTGGCATGATCGGTTTCAGTCAGTACTTTGTTCAGATATTCAGTGACGTGCGCGGGGATGACCTCGATCCCAATTGGTGCTTCTTTTACGGACGCAACCACGATGGCGCGGGAATAATCCAGCCCGCCAGGCATGGTGATGAATTTGTCGCGGAAAACAGAAAAGGGCGGTTTATTTTCAGCGATAATTTCCTCAATGCGTTTAGCGTGTGCCGGATGAAGGTTATAGATGTCCAGATCCATTGAACGGGCCAGTACGCCAGTGGCTACGTCGCGCGCCAGTGACGTCAGATCGTGTACGAAACCTTCGCCGCGATCGGTGAGGTTTCCGCCGCCAGCATTAGCACCGGAAGCCGTGCGAGTGATGTGTGAAACACGATTACCCTTCATCCACTCTTTTGTCAGCAGTCCTCGATCGGTGTAGTCAGCGTTCAGGTATGCTTCGAAAAAAGCAGTTATCAGTCCCAGGTTTGAATTACCAGGATTAGGGAAAACTTTGTCAGTGTCACGAACCAGTTTGTGGAGTTCGCGAATTTCCAGCGGGTCGAGCAGGCTGGTTTTGTGGGAAACAGCCAGGGCAGTAACAGCCGGTAGTTCTTCAGCCCGAGCAATGTGTAATGCCTGGAGTCCGTCGCGTGAAACGTGCGTTACCGGTTTTTCGCTGCCGTGTTGAGCAAGCCAACGAATGGGCAGTTCCTGGCCAGAAATTGGGAGTAGCATATTCTCCTCAATCTCAGTCATGTCTTCGCCGTTGACGTTGGTATTGCCTTGATAGTGAGCGTTGTCTGGTGCTGCTCCCGGTTTTAGTTCCCATGTCATGGAGTCTTTGCTGAGTTGATAGCGTTCACTCCAGGTAAAATCGATCTCACCTTCAGCGGGCAGGTCATTAACGACAGGAAAATTCGTGGCAACAGCTTTAAAATAGCTGCTCAGTTTTTTACCTGACTTAACGATCAGGTAGTCCAGAGTGGCACAGGTCGATTCAAAATCGTTGCTTGCCCACAGGACGACGTCAGGTTCACCGGATGATTTTTTCGCTTTCCGTAACAGGAAGAGTGGTTTTGTGCTCATTGTTTTTTAACCTCAACTCAGATTAAAATTCGTTTTGTTCAGTGAATGATCTTGCCGGATACACACTGTTCATAGCCTGCGCCATACGCAGGCTATTTCTTTCAGATTTCACCTTTTAATTTCATTGCAATTAGAGTTGCCAGAAATTCGGCTTTTTTTTCTGCGGGCAGATTCTTTCCGATATGCACCAGGCACATTTTTTTGACACCTTCATCAAGTGTTTTTACGTTGCCTGATGGACCATCGATATCAACCACAGTGAATGGGGTTTCTTTATTTTCTGTTTTAATTACGTAGCCAATGCGCTTTCCTTCCAGATTCACCTCGTGAACAATGTCATCGGTAGTTACAACAGTGGCTTCATAATTGGTAATCATGTTTTTCTCCTTAATTAAGGTTGAGCGAATACCTGCCATTTCTGGCATAAATTCAGTTTCGAATAGTCAATTAATTAAAGTTCATGTGCCATCTGGTCTTTTTCGGCACAAGATTCACTGCAATATTTTCTCGGTTCGTCTTTTGATAAAATCCCGTGCATGAAGTGAAGCATTCTTTCAATAGCTTTGCTTTCTTCAACGTCTTTTTTGCAAAGGTGGTAAGCACATTTTATTTTCTTAGTCATCACCATGACTCCGCCTTTACAGGTAAACCATCACGACCGAGGAAGACTTTAATCATGCGGTCAGTAATGCATGTTTTTGTGGTCAGGTTACGAATATATAGTTTTCGCTTTTTAATATTGTTTGCCGAGGCAATATATGTCCGGCCTTCATGAAGAACATAATCGCCAGGAGTCACACACTGACGTGGTATTTCATCAGTTCCGAAGTGATGTGCAATCATAATTATCTCCATTTTTACAAATGAACTTTGTTGATGCGGTGCCTGGTGCCTCCAGGTGACTGCAACCAGTTAACAATTACAGTCGGCTTTCCCACCCAAACCAATAAGGACTAACATGACTTTTAACTGTGCCACGTGCGCTTAGCCGCATTCACCGCATCACAAAATTCACTTAAAAAAGGGCGGACATCAGCCGAACTTCAAGAAAAAACTGATGCCGCCAGGACTACACACAGCAATGTCGTTATTTACAACCGGAGGCGCACTCCCACCATTTAAATTTAACAGACAAGACCGACTCTTTATGGATATCGGAAATGCGCCTTCGTGTTGTGCCCGGTTTTATTTCACCACCTCCGGGCTTCGGTGGTCTCGGCTATACCCCTACAGCGAGAGCTTGTGTTAACATTTCAATACCCTTACAGTTGAGAGTTATTGATATGTTGGATGTATTTACTCCATTATTGAAACTTTTTGCTAACGAGCCACTCGAAAGACTTATGTATACGATTATCATTTTTGGTCTCACTCTCTGGCTGATACCGAAAGAGTTTACTGTCGCATTCAATGCTTATACTGAAATACCTTGGCTCTTTCAGATTATCGTTTTTGCCTTTTCTTTCGTGGTCGCCATTTCCTTCTCAAGATTGCGAGCACATATTCAAAAGCATTATTCATTACTACCAGAGCAACGAGTATTGCTTCGTTTATCTGAGAAAGAAATCGCTGTATTTAAAGATTTCCTTAAAACAGGAAATCTTATTATCACTTCTCCTTGCCGTAACCCGGTTATGAAAAAATTAGAACGGAAGGGCATCATTCAACATCAGAGTGATAGCGCAAACTGTTCTTATTATCTCGTCACCGAAAAATACTCCCATTTTATGAAGTTATTCTGGAACAGCAGGAGTAGACGTTTTAATCGTTAGCTTACTGTGTGCTTCTCCAACCATCGGCGCGCACCAGTTTCGGTTTTAAATGTTTTGCTTTTGGTATACGTCATGGCAGTGAACGTTCCATCCTGGTTGGGGAACACGCCGCACACCAGGGATTCGTTGTTGCCGAGATCGATTTTTTGCATTTTGCGAATCTCACATCTTGTTGCTACGTATAGCGACTTCTGCCTGCCAGAGATCCCAGGCGTTGCTGCGTAAAGCCTGCACAGCCTGGTTGTAAGTGATACCGCAACAATCCATCAAATACTGAACTACTTCGTAATGCACCATCTTATCTCTCCCCTTAACGCCGGGTGGCGGAACTAACTGCTGCACTGCAAAATTTGAATCCCGCCGTCATGTTCATACGCCTCGGGCTGGCTACTTAACCCCTTACCACTGCCTGGTAACTCGAAGTATTGCCCGGCGTTCTGTGGGGCGGGGTGGGTGGTATGCTGGAACTATAGGTAATGCCTAATTGATTGTCAATAGGCTATGCCTAATGTTTTGAGCGTAACCTAATAGGTGATGGCGACAGCAGAAAGTGATGGGGGGGTTAAATAACGGAATCCAGGAGTTTTCCGTCAGACCATATAAGTTTAAGTTCCAGTTTTTGTGATGTTCTGGCTTTTCCGTTCAGATTCTAGAGCTTTCAGATACTTACCCACTTTCATTTCCATCGCTGCTATGTAGGCGCGAACATCGTGGTCAACCCAATCTGGTTCTGTAGCATTTCCAGATAACAGGAAAGCTACAATCGCTCTTATTTCATCAGAGGCTGCTTGATAAAGGTTGTTTATATCTAAAAGTTCACTTTTTGTATCTGAATTGGTGGGGGTTGGTATGGGGTATTCGTTAAGCCCCCAATGCTCTGGACCAACAACATCAGAAAAGAAACGCCATAATTCTGGAAGTTTATCTTTACTTATAGAGCCTTTCTTAATCCAGTCATAAATTGATGGTGGTTGGACTTTGAAGTGGCGTGCGACCTCCGCCTTTGATTTGACGGATCCCGATGCGATTTTTTTGTTAATGGCCTGCTCTATCGCTCGGCCTAAGTCTTTACCACTAAGCATTGCTTAATATTCTCCTATGCGCATTACATTAGGCAATCCCTACCCTTACCGCATTAGGCACAGCCTATTGACAATTGCGTTAGGCGTCGCCTAATATTTCTGTGTGTTTTTGGAGTTCATTCGATGAAAAAAGAGAACTATTCATTCAAGCAAGCTTGTGCTGTTGTCGGTGGGCAATCAGCAATGGCTAGGCTTTTAGGTGTATCACCTCCAAGCGTAAATCAATGGATCAAAGGGGTACGTCAATTGCCTGCCGAGAGATGTCCAGCAATTGAACGTGCAACAAGAGGTGAGGTTCTGTGCGAAGAACTTCGTCCTGATATTGACTGGTCATATTTACGACGTTCGGCATGTTGTTCGCAGAATATGTCAGTGAAGCAACTAAATGACAGTAACAAATCCTCATTTGATCATACCTGAAACATCAAGAGGCAAATGATTCATGAAAATCAAGCATGAGCACATCGAATCAGTGTTGTTTGCCCTAGCAGCCGAAAAAGGGCAGGCATGGGTAGCCAATGCAATTACTGAAGAATATCTGCGCCAGGGGGGCGGCGAATTGCCCCTGGTTCCAGGCAAGGACTGGAACAATCAGCAGAATATCTATCACCGTTGGTTGAAAGGTGAAACGAAAACGCAAAGAGAAAAAATTCAGAAGCTGATCCCAGCAATTCTGGCAATCCTTCCGCGCGAGCTGCGTCACCGACTCTGCATCTTCGATACCTTGGAACGCCGTGCATTACTGGCGGCGCAGGAAGCGTTAAGTACGGCAATTGATGCGCATGATGATGCTGTCCAGGCCGTTTACCGGAAAGCGCATTTCAGCGGTGGCGGGTCTTCCGACGATTCTGTCATTGTTCATTAAGCAAAAGTTTTCATGCTGTTTGTGCTTATTCTAAGCAACCGGACAGCATCATACGGGGCAATTATGGCCGCATTACCATACATGCAACTGTACATAGCTGATTACTTGGCTGACACCATGCATTTGTCAGCAGAGGAGCACGGTGCGTATTTGTTGCTGATGTTCAATTACTGGCAAACAGGAAAGCCAATACCCAAAAACAGGCTGGCAAAAATTGCCCGTCTGACTAACGAGCGATGGGCTGATGTTGAACCATCCTTGCGGGAGTTTTTTTGCGATAACGGCGAGGAATGGGTGCATCTTCGGATTGAGGAAGATCTGGCATCAGTCAGGGAAAAATTAACCAAAAAATCAGCCGCAGGAAAAGCATCTGTTCAGGCCAGAAGAAGCAGAAAGGAAGCAGATGTTCAAACAAAACAAGAGAGAAATTTAACAGGTGTTCAAACAGATGTTGAAGTGGTGTTTGAACATGATGCCAACACAAAGGCAACTAATAAAGATACAGATAAAGATCTAAAAACAGATCCCCCCCTAAATCCCCCCCGGGGGAATCGAGGTGTCAAAAAGTTTGACCCTCTGGATATTGCTTTGCCGAACTGGATTTCTGTCTCGCTTTGGCGTGAGTGGGTTGAATTTCGCCAGGCATTGCGTAAACCGATTCGAACGGAGCAGGGCGCTAACGGGGCGATACGGGAGCTGGAAAAATTCCGCCAGCAGGGTTTTTCACCTGAGCAGGTGATTCGACACAGCATCGCCAATGAATACCAAGGCTTGTTCGCGCCAAAAGGTGTTCTACCTGAGACGTTACTCCGACAGGTTAACACCGTCTCCTTACCGGATAGTGCGATCCCGCCAGGCTTCAGGGGGTAACTGACCATGAAAAATATTGCGGCAGGCGGCATTCTTGAACGTATCCGCAGACTGGCCCCGCCACATGTAACCGCCCCATTCAAAACGGTAGCGGAGTGGCGCGAGTGGCAACTTTCCGAAGGCCAGAAACGTTGTGAGGAGATCAACCGTCAGAATCGTCAGTTGCGGGTGGAAAAAATTCTGAATCGCTCTGGCATCCAGCCATTGCACCGCAAATGCTCGTTTGCGAATTACCAGGTGCAGAACGACGGTCAGCGATACGCGTTGAACCAGGCGAAATCTATCGCTGATGAACTGATGACCGGGTGTACAAATTTTGCGTTCAGCGGAAAACCTGGTACCGGAAAAAACCATCTGGCGGCGGCTATCGGGAATCGCCTGCTGAAAGATGGCCAGACAGTGATTGTGGTTACCGTGGCTGATGTCATGAGTGCTCTACACGCCAGCTATGACGACGGGCAATCAGGCGAAAAATTTTTGCGGGAACTGTGCCAAGTGGATCTGCTGGTTCTTGATGAAATTGGCATTCAGCGCGAGACAAAAAACGAGCAGGTGGTGCTGCACCAGATTGTTGATCGCCGGACAGCGTCGATGCGCAGCGTGGGGATGCTGACAAACCTGAACTATGAGGCCATGAAAACATTGCTCGGCGAGCGGATTATGGATCGCATGACCATGAACGGCGGGCGATGGGTGAATTTTAACTGGGAGAGCTGGCGTCCGAATGTCGTCCAGCCAGGAATTGCGAAGTGATTTTTACCGGGAGGAAATTTTAATGGAAACCGTTTTTGATGCACTGAAAGCAATGGGAAAAGCCACGTCGGTAGAACTGGCTGCGCGATTTGATATCAGTCGTGAAGAAGTGCTGAACGAGCTGTGGGAACTTAAAAAGGCTGGCTTCGTTGATAAAAGCGTATACACCTGGCGTGTGGCTGATAACAACGTTCAGCAGGAACAGCCAGAGCAGGCAGAACTGCCGGAAGAAACCACCACGGCAACAGTAGCGAAAATCTCAGAGTGCGATTTAACCGCGACGATTGAACAACGTGGCCCACAAACGGCGGATGAACTGGCTACGTTTTTCGGCACCACATCACGCAAAGTGGCTTCAACGCTGGCAATGGCAATCAGCAAAGGCCGTCTGATTCGCGTTAATCAGAACGGTAAATTTCGTTACTGCATGCCGGGCGATGATTTACCAGCAGAGCCGAAAGCTGCATCGGTAACGGAAACTGATGGTAAAGCCTTTCCTCAACCAGCAGGTGTTGCGTTACCGGGACAGGAAGCTGCAACACAGGAAGATATTAAAACAGAAACTGTGGCGGACATTGTGCAGTCGTTGCCATCGTTTACCGAAACGCGAGCGGATGACCTCGTTCTGCCATCGCTGCATATGGCAAACCGCGAACTGCGTCGGGCGAAAAATCATGTCCAGAAGTGGGAACGTGTCTGCGCCGCGCTGCGGGAGCTGAACAAGCACCGGGATATTGTTCGACAGATTACTGATTCTTCTCGCTGTGTTGCATCGGAAAAGTGATTGCCGGAGGCGCTTATGGCAAAAGTATTTACACAAGAAGAGCGGGAAAAAATCAAGGGACAGGTTGTTGAGCTAGTACGCCGGAGTGGGCGCGAGACGTTACGGCAACTGGAAGCCAAGACAGGTGCGACAAGATATCTGATGAGCGTTCTCGCCAGAGAGCTGGTTGCCAGTGGCGATGTATACAACTCTGGCTACGGGTTATTCCCGTCTGAACAGGCTCGTAAGGACTGGCAAAATGCCCGCAAAAAACTATCTAGGGCAAAGGTGAAGAAACCATCTGTGGTTGATCCGGACCTTATCTGGTCATTACCTGACGGAGAAATACGTCGTTATGACAGGCACCAAAACATAATTTGCTGTGAGTGCCGGAAGAGCGAAGTTATGCAGCGCATACTGGCATTTTATCAGAGAAATTTTCGTTATTTATAGACGTTACTCGATTAAAGAGCATTAGTTCAGATGTGAATTGACATTTTCACGGCACAGGATTGAGCTAGCGTGGTTGTCTGCTTTGTGTCAAAAGCAGATATTACCAGATTTAGACATCTATTCCCGATAGCCCTGCTCTGATGCTACACTCTGTGCTATTTTCATGACCCCAATAAAAATATTTATGACTATTGCTGATTTCAAACGGCCTAAATTGGAGCTCCCAAACGGGGCAAACAAACTACTACTGCACTCTTGCTGTGCTCCATGTTCCGGTGAAGTGATGGAGGCGCTTCAGGCCTCGGGAATCGACTATACCATCTTTTTCTACAACCCGAACATTCATCCTCAGAAAGAGTATTTAATTCGTAAGGATGAGAATATTCGCTTTGCTGAACAACACGGCGTGCCATTTATTGATGCTGATTACGACACAGACAACTGGTTTGAACGTGCCAAAGGAATGGAATGGGAGCCCGAGAGGGGGATCCGTTGTACCATGTGTTTTGACATGCGTTTTGAGCGGACAGCGCTGTACGCTGCTGAAAATGGTTTCAGTGTGATCAGCAGTTCACTGGGCATTTCACGCTGGAAAAATATGCAGCAGGTTAACGACTGTGGGCGGCGAGCCGTCGCGCATTATCCGGGCATGGTGTACTGGGATTATAACTGGCGCAAGCAGGGCGGCTCGTCCCGCATGATTGAAATCAGCAAGCGCGAAAAATTCTATCAGCAGGAATATTGTGGCTGTGTGTATTCTCTGCGCGATACCAATCTACACCGCAAATCTCAGGGACGCCCTCTTATCAAAATTGGTCAACTCCACTACGGTAAAGAAGAGAAGGAGTGATTTTATGGAGCACCTTTCTTATTGATTTCATATTGGCGAGGTAGCGGGAGTTAAGTAAAATTGCTGCGGGTGCTTGAGGCTATCTGCCTCAGGCATGAACACCAAAAGGCAGATAGAGAAAAGCCCCAGTTAACATTACGCGTCCTGCAAGACGCTTAACATTAATCTGAGGCTCAATCTATGCTGAACACATGTAGGTTAGCCTCTTACGTGCCGAAAGGCAAGGAGAAGCAGGCTATGAAGCAGCAAAAGGCGATGTTAATCGCCCTGATCGTCATCTGTTTAACCGTCATAGTGACGGCACTGGTAACGAGGAAAGACCTCTGCGAGGTACGAATCCGAACCGGGCAGACGGAGGTCGCTGTCTTCACAGCTTACGAACCTGAGGAGTAAGAGACCGGGCGAGGGAGAAATCCCTCGCCACCTCTGATGTATTATGCATCCTCAACGCACCCACACTTAACCAGTTTTGGCGAGTTTATTTTATCTGTAAATATTTTTATAAAAATAATGCCCACGCACAGCATAAAACAAAAAGTATTACAGATAAAAAAGGAGCGTAATGTGCAGATTTGTTGTTTTCCATATTTACTCACCTTAATATGATTGATCTTGATAGGATTGTTATTTCAGTGGTTTTCAAATGAGATATTATGGTGATCTGGTAGATTTGCATAACATTAAAATTTAATTTGTTTAACCGCTTTTAATAATAAGCGTTGTTTTTATCCCGGCAATCTGTTGTTTGGTTTTTATTCCATTAAGGTGGGGACTTTACACTGGAGCCAGTTTATTTATACTTCATACGTCAGCCTGAACAACTGGCATCTGCTGCACTGCGCCATCGAGAGATTGAGAAATGGCGCATATACAACTGGTCAAACAAACTTCTTCTGGTTTACTTCTCCCGGCGACGCCGGAGAGTTGCGATTTTCTGCATCAAATCAAAATAGGTGAGTGGATACACGCAGACTTTAAGCGTGTGCGTAACTACGCATTCCACAAGCGTTTTTTCAAACTCCTGCAACTGGGATTCGATTACTGGACTCCGGTCGGTGGGGCGATCACACCTCGCGAACGAGAAATGGTGTTCGGCTTCGTTGATTACCTGTGTGAATCAGTAGGCAGGGAACATACGCCAGCTCTGAGTGATGCCGCGGAACAATATCTGAATACCGTTGCGACACGCAGAACCCGGGATATGGCATTGCTCAAATCATTTGACGCTTTCCGCGAGTGGGTAACCATTCAGGCCGGATTTTACACCGAGCATTTTTATCCTGATGGTAGTCGTGGGCGTCGGGCGAAATCCATCGCGTTTGCGAATATGGACGAAACCGAGTTTCAGCAGGTTTATAAATCTGTACTGAATGTGCTGTGGAACTGGATTCTGTTCCGTAAATTTTCCTCTCCGGAACAAGTCGAAAATGTGGCCGCGCAGCTACTGGAGTTTGCGTAATGGTGGATTTACGTAAAGCGGCGCGGGGCCAGATGTGCCAGGTCAGAATCCCTGGCTACTGCAATCACAATCCCGAAACTTCTGTGCTGGCGCATTACAGGTTGGCAGGGACGTGCGGAACAGCGACAAAACCACACGATATGCAGGCAGCGATTGCCTGTAACTCATGCCACGATTTAATCGACGGGCGGGTAAAAACCAGCGATTACACCAAAGAAGAATTACGCCTGATGCATGCAGAAGGTGTTTTTCGCACGCAAGAAATCTGGAGAAAGGAAGGTTATTTATGATTTACCCAACAAATACAGGCAAAAGCGGGGAACACCTTCGTCTCACCACGCTGGAAAGTGTCTGGATTCAGGGAAAACTGCGCATGTGGGGGCGCTGGTCGTATATTGGCGGCGGTAAGACGGGGAATATGTTTAACCAGTTGCTGGCGTCAAAAAAATTGACGAAAACAGCCATCAATGAAGCCCTGCGCAGAATGAAAAAAGCGGGAATAGAGAAAGCTGAGCTGGAAGCGTTTTTGCGAGAGATGATCAACGGCAAGCAAAAGAGCTGGCTGGCGCATTGTACTGATGCAGAGGCACTAAAAATTGATAGTGTTATAGGTGAAGTTCTGGCGGATCATCCAGGACTACTAAATGTCCTGAGTCAGCGTTATGTGGGGCGAGGGATGAGTAAGAGAAGGATGGCCGAGTTATTAAACGAACAGTACCCAGAGTGGGCGTTGATTACATGCCGACGTCGTGTTGATCAGTGGTTGCGTGTTGCTGAGTTCATTTTGTATTCACCTATGAGAGAAGCGTTCGATTATGCTTAAAAAATCATTGCAAAATGAGCCACAAACTGCTTCAATTTCGGTACGCTTCGCATAGCTGTATCGCGAGGCAAATTAAGCGCATGAACTTTAATACAACCCGCCATTGAGCGGGTTTTGTTGTTTCTGTGGCGTGATATCAGAAACGACATTTAATAATCGCCTTCAAAATAAATTTGTTTATACATTGTCATGTATATTTTAAGTGAAAGTGAATTATTCACATAAAATAAAAACACATAAATAAATTTACATAACTTGACGCAAAGTGTTGTTGCGATTGGAATATTAAATCGTATCATCGAAAACGGTTCTGAGGGGGAACTCTTCTTTGCTCGGTGATATCGCTCCCCTGAAGAACCAATGCCGACTTAGCTCAGTAGGTAGAGCAACTGACTTGTAATCAGTAGGTCACCAGTTCGATTCCGGTAGTCGGCACCATATGCGGGTATCGTATAATGGCTATTACCTCAGCCTTCCAAGCTGATGATGCGGGTTCGATTCCCGCTACCCGCTCCAGCATTTGAAACAAGCCTTATTGTATTGCGGCACTGGCGTATTTTTTTATTACGTGGGAGCAGGTTGTTTTGAAAAAGCATTCTGTTCTCTGGCTATGATTTGAGGCCGGGTGTAGCCTCAGTGCTGATTTTTTACGGCAGCAGAATGGTGCATTATCGGTGGAGATTTTGTATTTCCTGGCAGGGTCGGTGATGCATCATTCTGGTGTTGTAAAAGCACCGCAGAGGCGTTCCTCAGGGCGAGGGTGGTTTAAAGAGTCGGTTTAGCGGGAAACCACAGTATCCATACGGCACGGAATACTTCGGGAGGCACCCGACGCCTCGGTTTTATAACAATTAAATAATTCATCCCTTAATTGACCAACCGCCGTATCAGGCGGTTTTTTTTATTCCTTTCTCAGGACAAAAAAATACATGAGCATCCAGGAATACTCGTGGGACAACGTCCTTTGGATAGCAATTTGCGAGAGGGTGAAAAGTAGCGCGGTCGTCGGATTAAGACCGCGGGACAAAGTCCATGAAGAAGAATAAGTATCGGTCTCCTTCCGGAGACGAGTTGATATTACTAAGCTTTAAAAATGGTTTAAATCCTCAGATCAACCTTAATTTCAGATAAGGTTTATTTCATTTTCTCCGCGTCACATCCGACGCACATCACATCAGATAACACCACACAAAAGGCATCTGCGGGTGTCTTTGACGGGGTGTTTTTTACGGGCCGCTGGTGGCCATTTTTTGTTTCCATTACACAGCGCCCGCATCTGCGAGGTGGGGGTTATGAAATCCATGGATAAGTTAACAACGGGTGTCGCCTATGGCACCTCCGCAGGCAGTGCT